ATCAAACAAGTTATATCACCTCGCAAAAAATAGCATTTGCTTTAGAGGTAAAAGGTTTTATCAACATATCCACTTCAGGGATTCCAGTAGTTTTTTTATTCCCACCAGTAGAAAACATCTCATATTGAAATGAACCAAACCTCTGTATCTTGAAAGGGGAGGCTAAGGCTTTCTTACCGTCCATGTCATTACTTACTAAGGCTAAAGATTCAGATAATAGGAATACACCCATCTTTAATTCTTCAGGAATAGGATTGTATCCCCAGACTCCTTCAACTATTACGTTAGAAGTTCCAGAATAAAAAACATCATTAATTGATGATATATTTTTATTGTTGTTTGTTATTAAATCTGTTACGTTTACACCATCAACTAATACTAAAGTAATACTAATAAGGTTTTCTGGTAATTCAATAACTGAAGAATCGTTTCCGTCAAGATACTTTCTGTCTTCATAGGGGGTAAATTTTACATTAGAAAATGCTTGAATTTTAGCCATAGCTCTTTTTATACAAAGATTTAGAACCGAATCAGTTTTACCCTTAACTAACTTAATCTCTGTACTATCACGGACATCTTTAGGGCTTATCCAGAGAATATCTTCTGGCATTTAAACATCACCCTTACTTTTTAACTTTTTTCTTTTTTTCAGCAATTTGTTCTTCGGTTTCCTCTAAGGAGTCGGGAAGATCCTCATCGTCTTTAATATCTAAGTCTTCCTCTTCTTCGATATCCAAATCTTCCTCTACTTCTTCCAAGACATCTTTTATTTCTTGAACAATAAGGAAGTCGATATTGTCTTGGTAATACTCAATATCTTCTTCGAAAACGATATCAAAGGGTTTTGCTTTGGTGAATTTATACCTATGGGTAGCCCTGGTTTGTGCTGTCCCAATAAATTGAACTAAATATTTTTTAGCCACTTAAAAGATTCTCCTTTCAAAAATTATTCGTTTCTAGCTATTCCGGCATTAGCCCAGAAAACAGATTCCTGAAGTCTTTTTAAGGATTCATATTTTTCTTCACAATCAGGACATAATTCATTAATTCTGTATGCTAAATCTTTAGCCATACTTCTAATAATCTCATATTTTTCTGGCTGTCCTAATTTTGGAGGATGATAAGAGAATTTTCTCTCTAAATCTAAATTTTTTGAAACAGATTTATTTGACAAAAATAAAACTTCCTTTCAAAAATTATTAAAAATAGATATTAAAAAAGGGGCTAAACTTTAACATTTAGCCCCTCTGTAGTTTTTAGGTTATATGAAGTTTAGGAATCTTCCGATTTTTCTAGTGTGAGTTCGGGAGTTTCGGTTCCTTCTTCACCTTTCAGGGCAATTATTTCAGCCCGAAGTGTTGCCAAATCTGCTACAGCAGCATTTAAACATTCTTTAACGTCAGGATGAACTAAATTACCGTCACCAGTCATATTTTTCGGTACTTTAGGCATTAGGATTCCTCCTTTCATTAAGTATTTTATTAAGACCATATTGTTAGGTTCAGCAATATGGTCTAACCATTCCACCTAGATCTATAACCTCTAACATCAACGTGAGTGAATGTAGAATATCTCCCGATACCGTTAAACCCAACCTTTTCAGCCAGTTTAGCGACTTCAGCAGGAGACATTCCAGATATAGATATATCGGCAGCATTACCAAGTTTATGTTGACTTCTCGGAACCCCACCTACAGCAGCGTTATGAGCTGCACACCTATAACCAGAAACAATAGTTATAGGTTTCCCAACCATATCTCTAAGTTTTTGAAGTTTAGAGATAAGATTAGGATTTACATGGACGGTTCCGCAGCCACATTTGCATACAAATTCTGATTCATTGAAATTTTTACTTAGCTGTTTTTCCATACTACTTCACCTGAAGATTGGTCAAAAGGACAACGGCTTCAGGATTCTCCATTTGAACATCTGCCCGGAGAGTAAACACGAAAGAAGTAGAACGCTTTCTGGGATGTCTCTCGGTTTCAAACCGAATATCACGATGAATACCACAGATAAGATTTCGGTAATCAGTTAACATAGCAAAGGTTCCGTCAGAAGTACATTCCTGAATATCACTTCCGGCGTAATGCTTAAACGCCAACAAAGATCTAATGGTAACAGTTTTGGTATCAGCATCTACCGCAGAAACCATAACTTTTTCTTCATAAGGGGTATTCAACCCAAGAACTAATTCTTGTCCAGCGGTAATACCAGTAACAGAAACCACTTGGAATGACATAGATTTTGCAGGTACATCGGATGTCATTTTGGTACTAACACCACCAGTTTTAGCTACTGGCATTTCAGTCGGTAACAGAGACATGGATTGGAGTCTTATATTACTGTAAGACATTTGGGCCGTACCCATGACAAAGTTATCACCCAGAGGTGTTCCCCTGCTATCAGCCAGATAGTCATTGTAATCCTGACTCAGATCATCGGCCATTAAGTACCTCATATTCGCCTTATTCCGGCGATACTTAGTCGGCAGAAGTTTTAATGCTTTCGAAAGTTTAGGTCTGTCAATAAACCGTGTATCGGAAGTAGAACAATCAAAAATGTGAGCACCTGCAAGGCTTCTTTGATACCAACCTTCGAAGAGTTGATTGATATGAGTAGCAGTATTCATCTGACCAGGAAGTAAAGCCTTACCCATTAGGTACGCTTCTTCAAGTTCGTTACCAATTTTAGCTGCAACCATACGCATCAAGTGATCTACAAAAGCATCACCTTCGATGTTATCCTCTAAGGAGTCGTCACCGATTTCAGCTATGGCTATCATTTCTCTTGCGACTAATTCAATTTGACTGGTTTCGATACCTACAGTGTTACCAGGATCTTGAGCAGCAGTAGCAGGAACTAAAACACGACCACCGATATCAAGCTTGTCAATCTTTTTAGTAGCAGCAGACATCCGTTCTAGCCGGACGTTACCTTTTAACCAGCTTTCATCTACCACATAATCAATAAAAGTATTTGCTTCATCGTGAGTCATACCAATGGAACCTGTAAAAGATCCGCTAGTAACAACTCCTTTGTTTATAAGCTGTTGAACAGACTTAGCCAATTTATTTCCCTCCCTAAAATTGAAAATAAAAAAACCGGATTACACCGGATTAAATTTAACTAAAGTATTTAGTTGTTAAGCGGAAAAACTAGGCCACTTCTTACCGCTTTTAGTTACCGGATCAGGAGTTCCCTCGGAGCCAGTAGCAGCTGCCGGAGGATTTGCTTCCATTTTTTCAACGGTTTCAAGGCGTTTGGTAACTTCTTCGATTTTTGTAGTTAACGGTTCCATAGCTTTCTGAATAGCTTCAGTAATAAGTTCTGCCTCAGTTTTTTGGACCGGTTCTGCTGTTTTGACTACAGTTTCAGTAGTTGCTCCAGCAGAAGGGGATTCTTCTGTCTTTTTCTTTTCAACATCTTCAAGACGTTTTGTTACCTCATCCATCTTTTGAGAAAGAGGTTCCAAAACACCTTTAAGAACCGCAGTTAAATCTTCAGGTTTCATCTCGTTATCTTCCCCCTTACCATTATCGTTTTTTGAAACACCCTCACCGGAACCATCTCCTGTATCAGCCGGAACAGATTCCGCATCCGCAATAAAGTCATTCAATTGACTAGATAAAACCTTTAAGGTGTCCAATCTGGCAGAAGAAACTTTCTTACCTGCCTTTTGAACATTATCACTCAATACCGAAGTCATTTGATTTTTGAAGTTTAAAACGGCAGAACCAATATCAGTTTCCGGAGTTTGTGAACTTTTTGAGATGTTAACTAGATCCTCAATGAAAACTCCGAAAGCATCATCTACAGTAGTGTTTTCTTCCTGATACTTTTTAACAATTTCCTGGCGTTTGGCTACAGTGAATTGACTAACCAGAGAAATAACATAATTCTTAAACTGATCACACGCATTACCGATAGCAAAACTTTTATCTGTTATATTTTCATCACCAATGATGTTAAAAATAACATCTCTTATAGCCCAATAAGCATCCCAAAGTTTATCATTGTTAACTTCGTAACTTATGGCAGCCGTGAAATCGGTAAAACCGTCACTCTTCTCAACTTTACCTTTGAAGGATTTAGTAATCGAAGAAATAATTTTTTGGATAGTAGTTTGCTTTTCAGGAATTTGAGTTTCCGGTTCGGCAGAAGTATCTCTTTTCATAAAGTAAAACTTTTGCCCAATTGCTCCTTTATCGACATAAGAAACTTCATTAACTTGAGTGTCGTGAAGGAGATTTACTTTAGTTTTCGCCAATATTTACACCTCCTCATTATTTTTTGTTTTGTGCGTATCTTTTTATTTGTTATTTGTTAGTTGTTTGTATATATCAGATATTTCTTGAGTAATTTCTGAACTTAATGCTTTGTTTTTTTCTACTTTTTCAACTAAATTTTCATCGTCAATTTCTAATGGAGTTCTGAAACCAACTCCACCAATTGAGTATCCTGTTATTTCTTGTTTTTTAATTTTCTCTAAAATAACTTCGTTAGGTTTTGTTACAAGAACCCAACTTCCATCATCAGGAGAAATATAAGACTCTAATACTAATCCTATTTCCCAAGGGTTTTCCCCAAAGTTTTCGTGCATATCTCCAAGCTGGCTTTTTTGAACTACCGGCATTTGTAATCCGATCATAAAACCATGAGCTATTTTTTCGACCTCTTCTGGAGTACAAATATCAGATTGAGAATCTACATAGTTTGGAATTAAAGCTTTTCCATAAACAATTCCTTTCATTTCATCAACTTTAAAAATATTCATTTGTAATGAAAAGTCGGTTTGAGTTACACTTTTTTTGACTTCACTATAAACCATAAAATCATCATCTACTTTCTCTATAGAGTAATCTTCTTTTAAAACAAAAGAGTATCTGGTGTATCCGTCCTTACTTCCTGAATCTATAAAACCCGTTCTTGTTGCTAAATTTATAGATGCCTGATTATCTGATTTTGTTATGTAGAAAATTTTATTAACATCTGGATAATCTTGAATTATCAATTCTTTCATTCCAGAAATTAAAGCATCCGAAATTCCTTTGTTTCTATGATCGGACAAAACAGCAATATTTAGATAACATCTTTTCCCTATGATTCTTGTTTCTATAAATCCTACAGGAATATCATCTTCTACATAAATAATTCTCAACTGAGCTTCGTCATAAAACCATCTTGGACCTAGAAGGTTAATATCATCTTCTGATAATTGAGATATCACAGTATTTGCTTGATCCAAATTAGATAAAATATTTTCTTCTTTTCTTATTACATATTTCAAAAAATCATCTCCTTAATTTTCACCGTTGGTTTGATTTCTGAAATAACAAAATTTAATTGCTTAAAGGATCTTTCTAAATCAAACCGTGTTTCTATTGGCTGATAAATCTTTCTTAATGTATCAAAGAAATAAATAATATCTTTAGGTCTGAAATTTATTTTCATAGATGTTTCTACTATCCTGGTGTTATATAAATCATCTCTTAATTCGACATGAAGAATAGCTGTTCCAGGAGAAATATTTCTTGTGTCTAATTCTAAAGTTAACCTTTTCTCATCTACAAAAGAAAAAAGAAGATCATGTTTTTCGCCTAACCTATCAACCAGATAAATGTTTTGAAATTCCGTATCCAAAATTTTATCTGAATTTATTGTTAGTGAAATAATGTCTTCTTGATAAATTTCTATAGGAAACCCTATACTTAAGTTTGGATTTGAAACATCCAAAACTAACTCAATCCAACTACTTTTATTGAAATAATTTTCAGGATAGATTCTTATATCTTTCTCAATAATTCTAGGATTATGAAGATCGTCTCTTAGGGAAATAAATAATTGAATTATTCCCGTAGGTATATTTGTTGTATCTAGTTCTAAGGTTAAATTATTTTCATCCATGAAATTAAAAAGGAGAATATTTTTCTCTCCTAATAGGTCTATCAAATAAATGTTTTGAAATTCAGTATCCAAAATTTTATCTGACACAATTCTAAGAGATACAACATCTCCTTGATAAATTACCGATGGATAGTCTGCTTCAATATTTGGATTAGAAATATCAATAATTAATTCAATCCAACTATTCATACAAAGACCATTCTCCGCTTGAATTCTTTCCATAAACATTAATTCTATAGGTTTTATTTATATATGTTTCTGTATCCAGTTCTGTAGAATCAACATAAAAAGATTGTTCTGTTTCTGCTGTTAAAGAAGTTCCACTCCCTACAAGTAAACCTGTTCCCGGACCGGTTCCGTCTGCTCTAGCTTCCCATTCTGTTAGATTTTGATCTGAAGTAAAAACTATTGTGCAAGAATTAGATCCTTCCTTTCGGGAGATAACAGGAACAGATCTTGATATTATATTTATAATTGGATTAGACATATTCTCAACTCCAATCTTTATATTAAAATTACATAATAAAAAAGAGGAGACCTATAAAAGCATCTCCTCTTTTTTAAACTAGATAGTAGTCCATTCTTCAACATCGGAATGCTCTTTGACAAACACTTTAACGATGTTGGGGGTTTCTCCGGAAGCTGCCCCGGCAGCGATAAGATCATCATAATCGACAGTAACAGAAATAGGAGTTGTGGCCGGATATTCTCCAGCATTACCAGAAGTATTAGCAGAACCGTTTGTAGTACCAATAACGGTTCCATCGGCATACACAGAACCAGTAGTCGGAACCACCATAACTACGTATTCGTCAAAAGCGGTATCCGCTTGGAATGTGAATACGGCAGTTCTTTTGCCTGTCTTATTACTAATCCTCGGCACGTTAGGATCCCCAGTAGTAATAGCCGGACTTGTTTCATCCAAGGTAATAGTGTCATTTGCTGAACTAGACACGTTATCAACGGTATCCATGATCTTTACATAAATAGTCTTGAGACCGTCACCAGAGACCAGTTTTACTTGCTGTGTTACTTCATTAACATCCCAAGTAGGACTGAAGTAAATAGCATCAGCTTCGTCGGTCTGAATGTTGGGATTTTCGGTCTCGTCAACGTCACCCCAGATTTTAACTTTATATCCCGTAGCATCAGCATCGGACGTAGCGATTGCACAGTCAACCAATTGACCCGTTGTAAAATTAGCCCCACCCTCAAGCGTAGCGGTAACTCCTGCCGGTCCTGTAACATCGAGAATTAGTTCTACATAACTAGCCATAATGTTTTACCCTCCTTTTTTTCATTTATAAGAGATTAGAGGAGATCTTTGTTTCGACTTTTAAAGAAACTGTTTTGTCGTTAACAGGTAATTCTCCAGAGATCGTTCTGTCTTTAACCCAGAATACATAATTTTTATCCTTGATAACTTCATTTATTTCTAAAGAGTCACCATAACTTAGAAATATTCCTGGCTGTTCGTTATCATCTAATGCCAAACTCCATCTATCTTCATTTTCTCCAAAAGGAGTTATTTTGACATTATTAGAAGTTTCGTAACCAAAAATACATCTTATAGCTAATTTTATTGGTAAACTCTCTTCGTTAAAAGAAGTATCTAAAGGATCTGATAGTACCGGATTAAGCCTATCTCCGCTAGAAACATTATCCCCATCTTCTACCCCTACTGTTGGATTATTGTTTAAAAGTAGAATGTAATTCAAGATTCATTCTCCTTTTCAAAGTTTTTAATTTTTTCTGTTAATAAAAATCTTAAAATCATATCTCTATTTCAACCGTAACTTTACCAGTATATATTTC